GCATAGACCCAACACTACCCATTTATGTAGGTTACACAGAAACAATACAAGAGGGTTGGTGGATATTTGCAACTGATGTAGATATGACACAATGGAAACCAATGTCAGGATTAGTTATTACACCATTAGATACTCATGTGGTCAGCTCGATTATAGGATTATATTTTGGTGGTTCACTTGTTAGAAGATGAAACCTGAATTATGCACATTGAATTATGGTATTGCAGTTTTCTGTCTGATGCTTATTTTATATATTATTTTCAAGGATGATAAATGAAAAAATTATTTATATTATTATTTTTCAGCTCACTAGCATTAGCCGATGCGACTAACAATGGTGCTAATAACATCAATCAAACATCGACAAGTGGCTCTCAGACTTCGATAAGTGGTGGATATTCACAAGAAACTACTAATAACTACACAGGTGGTCAAACTAATTCAACAACAAATTCTACCCAAAACACAACCAATTCAAACCAAGAAACTGCTGTCAATCCTGCCAATGCACCTGCTATGTCAGTTTATGGGACAGGTGGGGATAGTTGCTCATTAGTGATATCAGGTGGCATCACAGTTATGGGTGTATCTTTCTCAGGTGGTGGTTATGTTATCCAAGATGAAAATTGTATAAGATTGAAGCTAAGTAAACAACTCCAAAGTCTTTCAATGTCTGTTGCATCCATAAGCATATTATGTCAAGACCCAAATGTATTTGAAGCAATGTATACAAGTGGCACACCTTGCCCTGTCATGAAAGATGGTAAAAGTCTCATTGGTGAAGATGCTATGAAAGTCATTTATGAGAGCAGGAAAGATACAGATGACAAAGTAGAACAGTACAGAAGATACAAAGAAAGTCTAAAAAGATGAGATATCTATTTTTATTATTGATACCACTTACAGCTTTAGCAGAGATAAAGACAACAGGCAATCTTATCGTAAATGGTAATTGGGAAACAGGCAATACAAATGGTTGGACAGTTAGTGGTGATGTTCAGGTTATGAATGACTGTTGTTCTAACAACAACTCACAATACGATTTAGAGTTCGGTGATTCAGGAACAATATCCCAACAGTTCAAGCTTTATTCAGACACAGTTACAGAGCAAATGCTCGATAATGGACATACAAAAATAACAAGTTCTATACTCTCACAAAATGGTGAAGGTGGTTCTTTCCCTGCTTGGAATAGAAATGGTGATGCAGACAGTTGGACAGTCAAGCTAGAAATAAAAGATAATAATTCCAATATCCTGAACTCAGTAACCCAAACAAGGACAGAGACCACAGATATATATGGAATTGTATACACCAATTCTGTCAGCTATACAGGTGCAGGAAGTCGTGTGGGTAACATTGAGATAAGCTCACAGGATGCATCTGCTCCGGCATTTATGGGGTCAACAAATATTGATGATGTGTCAGTTGTGCTAGAATACGATGACACAGTTCTTACTGCTGTACAGACCCAAGCTATACAAAACACATTCACAGAATTAGAAGAAGTCATCGAGCTTACCGAAGAATTCATTCCTGAAGAAGTAGAAAATCATGTCATAGAAGAAATCGTTTTAGAAGAAGTTATTACCGAGTTGCCTGTCATAATAGAGACATTTGAGATGACAGAAGAAGAAGAATTTATACAAGAGACTTTGGTCTTAGCACCTGAAATAATTCAAGAGACAGAGATAGTCGAGACAGAAGAAATAGTTGAGGAGACTATTGAGGTAGCTGAAGAAGTATTCGAGGAGATAGTAGAATCTCCTGTAGAAGAATCTAACATCGAGGAAGCAAATGAAACAGAGATTGTCGAAGAAACAGAAAGAGATACAGAAGTGGATGAAAGCAACGAAACTGCTGTCGCAGAAGAAACCGAAACACAGGACAACGACAGGAGTGTTGAAACCGAACTAACAGTAGATGTTGCAGATATCACAGCAAAAGTACAAGAAAAAATTAAAACTACAGAAGGACAGCTCAAAGCTGTATCTTTGATTGTGGCTAAGGTAATGTCACAAAACAATAGTAAGATAGATGCATACTCACAAGTCAATGCTGAGATATTCAAGCAACCTGTTATAATGGACAGGAACATTGACACATACATAAATCAGACATATGTTGATGTTAGGAATATATATAACGATAGAACATACGAGGATAGACAAGATTGGATATCAAGATAATAAGTGGCATAGTTGGTGTAGTTTTCACATTCGGAGCTTTATTTGTTCAAGTGGGTGAAGTGCTTAATAGACTTTCAGCACTCGAAAGTAAGTCTGCTCCTGATACAACAATCATCGAGCAAGATGTAACTACATTGAAAAGTGAGGTCGCTGTACTTAAAACAAAGATAGAGGAGATGAAAGCTAAAAACAGCAATCCATTGATGAGATGACTGACTTAGCATTGATTGTTGCTTTATTAGTAGCAATTTATATTATTTTCTACCCTACGAAAGTGAGAACAAAGTGGGTAAGACCTGAGCTATCAATAATTGAGTTATTGTTCGTAATCATAGTATCATATATCATAGTAAAGAAATTATTTAGTTGAGGACACAATGGCAGGATTATCAGTAGTAACAGCAGAAACAGCTCATGCAATCACAAGCACAGAGGTTAAGAATTGGCTAAGAGTAGATGGTAGTGATGATGATACAGTCATAGGTAATCTTGTTATTGCATCTCATAATTGGGCAAAAAGATACACAGGTAGAAGTTTGACAACACAAACACTTAAAATGTCTATCGATTCTATTTATGATGCAGACATACCTATCAAAGAAGGTAGTTATGTTGGTATAGACCAAGACATCACACGAAGAAGTATCATATTGCCACAGTCTCCTGTTGCATCAATATCGAATGTAAAATACTACAATGATGAAGATACAGAAAGCACATTTGCATCAAGCAGTTATTATTTAGATTCAGCAAGTGTACCTGCTAAATTTGTTTTAAGAAATGGTGAGAGTTATCCAACAGGTTTACGAGTGGCTAATGCATTAGAGATTACTTATGTAGCAGGATATGGTGGTGTAAATGATGTACCACAAGATATCAAACATGCATGTCTGATTTACACAGCATGGTTATTTGAACACAGAGGTGATGGCACAGATAGAAACTCAGCACCTTACCAAGCTACACAACTGTTACAACCTTATGTAATAAGACAGTTCAGTACACATCCTTACAGAGGTACAGCTCACTATGGTGGTATGGTCTAATGTCTTTGATTGGAGAAATGAGGAATAGGATTACGATACAGACACTAGGGGGTTCACAAGATGCAGGTGGTGGTCAGTCATCATCTTTCTCGACACTAGCGACAGTATCAGCAAAAGCTGAGAATCTAAGTGGTGGTGAGGGCATCTTTGGAGACCAACTCAGAGGTACAGCAAGTTATAGATTCACTATAAGATATAATTCATCAGTCACAGAAAAGAATAGAATATCTTACAACTCTAAAACTTATAACATCACACACATCAAAGATATTGATGAAGGCAGGAGAAAATTCCAAGAAATACTTGCAACTGAGGGTGTAGCAACATGATTAGTGTTAAGATAAGTAACACAATTCCCAAAGCAACCAAAGAAGCTGAACAGTTGATTACAAGAAATGCTGTAAGGCATGTAAATAGAGTTGCAAACTACTTTAGGAATGAGATTACAAAAGACATGAGAAATACACCTAAAACAGGTAATGAATATAAAAGAGGTAACAAGACACACATAGCATCATCAGAGGGCAATCCACCTGCAATAGATACAGGAAGATTAGTAAGCAGTATTACAGTCAGACCTGCAACTGCATTCGGCAAGACACCGACAGCAAAAGTCTCTACCAATGTAGAGTATTCTCAATATTTAGAAATGGTATACAACAGACCATTCATGAGCAAAGAATCAAAAGCATTCAACAAGACTAGAATATTTGCAAATAAAATAGCAAAAACAATTATGGTGGGATAATGGGATATCATTCTTTTGACCTACAATCAGCTATATTCTCTCTTTTATCAGGGGATAGTACATTGGACAGCTTGGTTGGTAACAACAAGATATTCGACTCC